AGTGAATGTTGAAACCGCATTTTGTGGGGCGGTCAATTTCAAATCATTAAACAATGCTGATCCGCTTAATTTCAAATCGCCGGCGACATTTGATGTCATGACAATTGTCACCGATGTTCCGGCCAATAAATCAGTGATTATTTCTTTCCAACTGATTAATGCACCAACTGATCCATCTTCTTCAAACATACCTTCAACCGACATTGTATATCCATACTCACCCGCGATGTATTCTTTCGCGCCGGCTGAATCTTTGTTGGTTGTTTCAATCATGTCTTTTGTGATTGTGAAATCATTTGATGTCGCATTGGCGATCTTTGTCAGTGTTCCGCTTACATCTTTGTAAATAGCGATTAATGTTCCATTGGTAATTCCTGTGGTTGGCATATGATTATTTTTTTATTTTTTATTTAGTTGAAATATTGTGTTTTTTAGCCAAATCAATAATGCGCTTTCTGATATTCTCATTGATTGCTTCGGCAATTCTATTTTTATGCATGTCAAATGCTGGTCGCATAAATGGGTGCATTGGAATCCGGCCGCGATGCGCCCCCGATTTTGTGAATCTTTCCGCCTGACCTCCAAATTCATACCACAATGCCAAATATCCATGTTCACTGCGCAAATTGGGCGCAATCATCACTGTGTACTTATATTTCGCATCTGAATTCGATATAAACCCGATTGAACTTGCCAATTGTCCTGAATCATGCGGGGCCAATGATTTTGCGGTGTCGATGACCGGCCTTGCCAATTCTCGAATATCTGCGCGCAATTTTTCGGTGTCAATTTCAACACCAATTTTTTGCAATGCATCAATTGTTTCCGCCAATCCTTGAACCTGATTTTTCATTCTACCAATTCGCCTTGAATCTTCAAATACATGTCGCGATCAAGATTCGCGATGTTTATAATATTGAAATTTTTTGAATCCCAAACAATGCGGTGTTTTACCTGAACCGATGAATTGTACCGGATGGTAAATTGCACTGTTTGTTTGTGTTCCCTTCGGTCCGCATCAACACTTTCAATTCCTGATTCCGCTTCTTGAATTCGGGTCCATGCGGTCGCATATTCGGACCATGATTGCAATTTTTCACCGGTGTTTGAATCAATGCTTTCCGAATAAGATTGCAAAGAAACCAATTGATCCATCAATCCGGCGTTCATGACAAAACACTTATTTTATAAGCATCCAACAAATATTGAAACCCGAAATTCAATGGTGAATTCTGAACCCCAACTGTAATGGCTTGGCGATTGTCATAATATTGACCAACCAATAACAATGCCGCATGCTTAATTGATGCGGGGCAAAGTTTGTCCGGATCAACACCACTGGTTCCCGCTGGTTCAAAACCTTCGGTCACCTCGATGATATATTTGATTAGGTCATCAGTGACTGATGTCGGCGATGATTCAATGAATACATTGCGCGAAAACAATCCCATTGGATCGGTTGATGAAATCCATGCATTTGCATCGAATTCGGTCAATGCTTGTGAACTATTCAAATAGTAAACCTTTAAAATGGCCAAAATCCGACTATTTAAGCGAAAATAATTGCCGGATGGTATATTCAATCCATTGATCGGATTGACCATCGCCGGCGCGCCGGTAAACCCATCAAATGCATACCGCGCAGTTCCTTTCCTGATGGAATAACCTAAATAAGCGGAACATGATTCAATTGCCATTGAAATCAAGTTGGTAATATATGCATCATCAGAACTTGATGTCACCCGCAAATGTTGTTTGGCCTCCGCTAAACTGACATAATCAGTTGCGGCATTGGCGAATGCGGTGTATCTTCTTGCAACAAACATTTTATTCGGCGTCTAATTCGGTTTCGGGATTGATCGGTTTCTTTTTGCTCACTTTTGGTTTTTCAATTATTTCTTCTTCAACGATTTCAATTGCGCCGGCCTCCAATAACAATTCGCATTGTTTGGAATCCATTTCAACAATTTCGCCCGCATTATAAGACAAATTGAATTTGCCGGTTGGGTTAATCAAAAATTTCACTTTCATGGCCCATGGGCGATACAATCAAGATCGCCCATGGCATGCGGATAAACCCCCGCATGGGTTTTGATTTGTTGTTATTAAGCAACAATATCTTTACACACTGCGAATGCAGCGGGATTCAACAAATTTGTGTCCAAATAAGCATTCAACACAACATTTGTCAAACCGGCGGTTGCACCTGAATAAGGATCAACAGTCAATTCCATTCCACCCCATGAAGCGATGGCCATTTTGCTGAAATCACCAAAGATCATTGCTGACAATGTAGATGAAGAACCTTTGGTCAAAGTTGATGGAACCAAAGTTGTTGTTGCAACATTGTAACCATTCAAATCCGTTCCACCTGATGCCCAAATGAAGTTTCCTTCAACACCTGATGCTTGACGGCTTGTTGTTTGCAACTTTGCCTTCACCAATGGGTTTGTCAAATAAGAAACACCATTTCCATTGGCATTTTCAACCGCTTTCATCAAATTCACAACATCAGCCCAAACCGGTGCAGCACCATTGACATTTGTTCCATTTGATGTCGCGCCTCCGGCGAAAGTTACATTGACATTGGCATTTGCAATGATTCCGGTTGGCTCATTTGATCCACCACCTTTGATTGCAGCACTTTCCAATGATTGCGCCATTGCGTTCAATAACCAATTACGAACATACCCGTCAATCGAGTTGCTAGATTGCAACATTAACTGATTTGACACCTGAATATAGGCGGCCAATCTTTTTGGGCTAAATGTAATTTTGCTAAATGCTGGTGACTTTTCAGTCGCGGTTCCATTTTCAGTATTCCAACCCGCTGATGGCAAAGTTGATGCAGTTGGTAAATCAAGATTTCCAACCAACCCGCTAAGTTGCTGAACACCTAATCCGGCCAATACAGTTTTTGGCAACAATACATCGATGATTGAACCAACTGATGTTTGAACATTCACACCACCTTCAGATCCACTTGATCCACCGGTTGCACTCATATCGCGCTTGAATACTTCAGAAGGGATTTTGATGCTATGTGCAGAAACACTAACACCACTTCTTTGGAATTCTTCGCCACCCATTGCACTGAATTCACCTTCAACACCTTCGCGACGGCCGGTGATGGCCATTTCCATTGCGCGCTTGAATGAATACTCTTTCGCCATGTTGCTTTTTTCCTTTTCTTCGCTGCGGCTGGCACTATGGCCGGCGGCTTGCGCTGCAAGGTTTTGCAATTTTTCAAGGGTTTCAACCTCTGATTTGATTGCACCTAAACGGGCTTCAATTTCGGTCAATCGGCTTGTTTCTGAATCGGCCATTGAACGGGCTTCCTTTTCAATGGTTGTTTGCAAAGTTGCCAATTCACCAAGTAAACGGCCTCTTTCTTCTTTTAATGCTTTGATTTTATTCATGATTTTTAGTTTTTTTTATAAGTTAGTATATCGAGCCAATGCCAATTTCAAAATGTCGGCACTGACATTGCTTCTTTTTGCTGATTCGATTTCCAAATCCTGATCGCGCATTGCGATAATGGATCTTGCATCGGCTTCGGTTTCTTCATATGCCGGATATGTCACCGGTGAAACATCAAACAATTGATCAATCATTTTGATTGTTCTTTTGCCCATGCTGCCATATTTTTCACTATCCGCCCATGTTTGTTCCTTGATGGTAAATGCAAATGATGATTGTGTGATATCGCCGCGCATGATTGATCGAACCACTGACATATGGGTTGGGTTTTCATAATCAGGAACCCATGTATATTCCAAATTTCCATCAGCATTGACAAAAACATTGCATGTGTTTGCCTTTGTCCGGCCCAATATCAATTCCGATTCATGATTGAATAAACACCGAATGTCATATTCGCCACTTAAACAATAATCAAATGCACCGGTCAATATCACTTCTTCGAACATGCCCAAATCAGTCACCGAATTAACAACGGCGGCAATTCCGCCAATTTCGGTTGGCATTCCTTCGCCGGTGGCCCTTGCATGCACTGTGCCGGTGAATGTTCTTTTTTCTTGTTTCATTATAAATTGGTTTGATTATTGATGCCGCTTGGGTTGTTTGTTTTATCGACTGATGCCATTAGTTGTTCAATTTTCGCATCCATGAATGCATCCATTTTGGATGATGGCATCAAATTGGCTTCGATCAAATATTCGTCGCCTCCTTCAAATCCATTTGCATCCTCAAATTCGCGGGCCTCATTTCTTGACAACCAACCACCGCGGATTCCTTTATTGTAGAAATCGGCGCGATCATTTGCGCTGGCCCTTAACAATGAATTGAAATTGAATTTGAAATAATAAACCGACTTGTCATATTCGGTTAACAATTTGCGCTGAAATTCTTGTTCGATATTGATCGCATATGCCATCAATGTCCGCATATAGAAATCTTGATATTCTTGTTCCACTGATGATTGTGTTCCATCCTTGGCACCAATCATTGATGCTGGCACCCCAAAGATCCGCGCGATTTCTTCGGAATCAAATTTCCTTGTGTCCAAATATTGCGCTTCTTCAGGTGTCAATGACAATTTTTCCATTTTGATGCCTTGTGGCAACACAGTTGATCGCGCCGCCCCATCGATGACATCATCCAATGATTTTTTCAATGGTCCGGCTTGTTCCGGTTTGATTTGCGAATCGGATGTCAAAAGGAATTTTAACACCCCATTTTTGTAGACACCCGCATTTCCTGAAATCGCCGCCAAATCAATTCCCAATGTTTCGGCATGCAAAACAATTGGTGAAACACCGGCCAATGGATTATCTAAACATTGACCTTTGAAATGTAGCATGTCAACCGCCGGAATGACCGATGGGTAACCCGGCGCGCTGCACTTATAGAACAATTGGCCGTCTTGCAATGCCGGTACAATGAAATCAGGTGAAATCGGATGCAATTCGACGGCCAAAAATCTTGCATCGCGGTTGATGAATGCATATGCATTCCCGCGCAATGCCAAATCGGATGTCATATATTTCATGAAATCGAATTGTGTCTGATATGCATTCGGCTCATTCAAAACCGGTGTTGTGTAGTGGATCACCACAGTTTCGCGGGATTTGCCATCAAATTTGTACAATTTAAGGTTCAAACCGGCGATTCCATCTGCAATCACTCGAACACATGCATGGACTGATGCAATTGATAATGCGGTCCGCGGATTGACCGCCTGACCGCTTTTTGTTTGATAGCCAAAAACACTATTCAAAGAATTCATCAACCATTCGGTTGGTTGCGATAATGACGACCGCTTTTCAATTCCTTTGAACCCAAACAACCTTTTTACACTAAATTGCATGGGGCGAATTTATTTTGTTTCCAATTAACATTTGCAACAATTATCGATTTGTTTTGAGCCATCGCGACAACATGGATCGAAAAACTGTGTAATCGCGAAACCTTGGACGATCAAAAACCGCCTTATGTCTTTTTTCAATTTCTTCATATGCTTCGCGATATGTCTTGTGTTTTGGTAATTCTTTGTAGTATTCATTCATGAATTCATCAAGATAAGTTAACCATGCATCGGATTTCATCTTTTTATTTTTTTATAGTGATACAAACCAAAAATCGGTGTTTTGTTCCTTGGCCGCCGATTGCATCGCGGTCCCTAATGCCATAACAACTGAAACCGGC